ATGGAATGCGGTCTACAAGAAAGCAGTACCGGAACTGAAAGACGCCATGGACTTGGCGTACCTGACGGGCCAGCGCCCCGCGGACGTACTGGTGATGAGAAGGGACGATATCGAGGCGGTTATCTGGTTATGCAGCAGTACAAGACACGCGAGAAGCTGCGCATCATGCTCTCGGTGGACGGCGTAGCTAACAGCCTGGGCAAGCTGATCAAGCAGATGGCCGCACGGAACCAGGAGCACAGTTCCAGCTACTTGATTGTCAGAGCGCGAGGTAAGCGCATGTCTGCACCGACGCGACGTAATCGCTGGGACGAAGCTCGAGTACTGGCCAGATCGACAGCTCTGGAGGAAGGCGACAGTCTCTTGGCACCCCGAATCACACAGTTCCAATTCCGCGATTCCGCCCGAAGGCGGCATCCGAAATCAAGGATATTGAGGACGCCAGCCTGCTGTTGGGACACACCAAGGGCGACATTACAGAGCGCGTCTATCGACGAGTTGGGGCCATCGCCAAGCCTTCAAAGTAGTGAGCGTTTTGGAAGTGATTCCAAAACGAATTGGAAGCGATATTCCCAAGCGTGTTCCCAAGGCCCAATTTTCCGCCCCTCAGAAACGCAAAAAGCCCTGACTAATCAGGGCTTTGAAGATGGCGGAAGCGTAGAGATTCGAACTCTAGGATAGTTGCCCATCGACGGTTTTCAAGTCTGCTAATTTTTATATATAAATCAATCACTTATGCAGACTTGTTTTCCGCAACCGCCATGCTTTCAATCCGCGCAAAGCCCCGCTACACAAGGGCTCAGGTTTCAGTTGCGGAACAGATTTACTCAAGTCTCGAGGGATGCGCCACACCGAAATCTCCAGGGAGGCGACTGCCGTTTGGAACCCTTCTAACCGATTAGTGGAGGGTATCCGAAGGCCCGCCTAGCGCACGTAGCTGATAATCCGTAACCGCACGAAACAGTGATTCAGCTTCGGCCAGGAGACGTTCTACCTCCTTGGCCGGACGGCCTTCGTCGCTCGCCACTTGGAAGCGCCTCTGAGCCTCGATGGCTTGCTGAATCAAGGGCTCTCCCGCCTCGATCATACCCTTCAGTGTTCTTTTCACTGCCCGACCTCCCGCTCGCCTGAAGTCAGTTTAGCGCCAGTCTGATCGACCCGATGATGGATTGGAGCAATTCTACCCACTCCACCCTAACAACAAGGGCTACAGGCATGTTGCCTTGTCTTTCGTACCACTTTTGTACCACTCATTTCTAATTGAACTGATGATTTCTCCTGGGTGACACCCCACCCGGAGGACTTCGAACCTCTAAAGTGCAGCAGCACGGGGCGAGCTAGCAAGAGGGCATCTCACGGCGTCCTGGCGAGCTTCACCGCCTTTGCCGATTACTGCTCCAACCCAGTCTTCTTGAGGCTCTAGGGCCTACATCACGGCAGTAAACGAATTCCGTTACCTTTTCGTCATTTCAGATCTTCCTCAGATCAGACAGATCTGATAGCTTTGCATACAAGATAGGAGTTCTTCGATTATTTTAATCTAGGGAAGAAACATGTTAGTTATTCGTCAGATCGGACGCGGCGGTTTTGGAAATGTTGATCTAGTTCAAGACACTGAAGGCAATCAGTATGCGAGAAAAACATTCAGCATCAACCAAGGTGCAGATTTTCCGCTTGAGCTGACGGATAACGTGAAACGACGTTTCGTACGAGAGGCGCAAGTACAAGCTGCGCTAAACCATAAAAACATCATGCCCGTACTTTCATCTAACCTTACAGACAACCCTCCTTCATTTTTGATGCCTCTAGCCTCCGCATCCCTATACCAAGATATCCAGTATGACCGAAGCTTAAACGGTAATGCTATGCAAGCGATTATGGACATCCTTGCAGGCCTAGAAGAGCTTCACTCGATTGATATAACCCACCGAGACCTAAAGCCGCAGAATGTATTGCGCATTTCCTCAACCGAAGGTGACAGGTACGTTATTAGTGACTTTGGACTTATATCAGTTAAGGACACTCAACTTTCAGTACTAACCCAAACGGGTATGCGAATGGGGTCTGACTACTATACCGCCCCCGAAATTGTCGGCGACCTTCGCATGGCATCTGCCCAATCTGACATATATTCCGTGGGCTGTATTCTCCATGATCTCTTTGGCGAAGGCACACGTATTCCATGTTTTGAAATCAAGGAAAGCGGCCCTTTTTCTGACATTATGCTGTGCTGCACTAGGCGTGAACCCTCACGCAGATTCGGCTCTGTAGCAGACCTACGAGAAGCCATAATTGCCCATGGCCAAATAAACGTTACCGCGGCCGAACCGCAAGTTGCAGACTTCATCACCCTTCTAAGTTCTGAGCAAGAAATTGATTTAGCAACTTGGGAACGAATCATAAATAAAATTGAAGACAACTACCCATCTCAAGACGTTAAAAATCTTCTTCAAGTAATTTCCCTCAATAGAATTAACGACCTCATCGCACGTGACCAGTATAAATCAGCTCGACTTGGCATCATGTATGCGCAATGGGTGGGTGGTGGTACATTCGATTTCTCTTCCTGCGACGGCATAGCGAATCGACTCCAAGCCTTCATGGCGGTTCCCGATTTAACTTGCCAAGCTGATGTTCTAGTCGCCCTACTTCTGATGGGAACTAGCCACAATCGCTGGTACGTAGAGCGAAAATTCGCTGCTCTGTGCAACTCCCAAATGGAAGATGGGCTCGCAAGACGCTTAGCCTTAGAACTTAGAGTACTTGGCCGCCAAGCATGTGCTGCGATCACACATCTCGAAGATAGCATACACACCAGCCGAAATAATTTTCACCCTACAATCGTCACAACTTTGAACCAGGTTTGTTAAGCGTGCAGATGTTTTCTTTTAGCGACAAGGGGCCTCGCAGCGCCAATCAAGACTCATATTATCTAAATAGACTTGATGATAAATTGGTTGCTTGCGTAGCTGATGGCGTCGGCGGAAACAATGCTGGAGAAACGGCATCCCAGGAAGCGATATCAGAATTCGTAAGAAATATCACACTTGGAGATAGCCCGACAAACAGCTTAGTCCATGCCCACAAGCATTTGCTTGAGCTTGCGACAAAAGAGCCAAGCCTTTCTGGCATGGCAACAACTTTTACCGCAATCATTTATGACGGCCAACGAATCAATGGCGTTCATTGCGGGGACTCGCGAGCTTACATCCTCCGTGGAAAAGGCCTAAAACAATTAACAAAAGATCATACAGAGATAGCAAAACTAGTTGCTGAAGGAAAAATCAGCAAAGAAGATGCTGCGCTGTACCCGCGAAAAAATGTATTGGCCAGCGCCCTTGGAACTCACAAGCCTTTGATAAGCCAAAATTTCACATTTGACATAGAGCCAAAAGACAGGTTATTGATAATATCAGACGGCATCTATGCAGATCTTTCCAAAAAAACAATATGCACCTTATCAATCGAAAATAACAACCTAGAGAAATTCTGCCTAAGTGTAATCAATGAAGTCCAGCGCGCCACACCAAAAGACAACTACACATTGATTGGTATTGAGTTTTAAATAGCGCGCAAGTCCTGACTATGTACAACTGACTCTCCAAAGCTGAGCAAGTCGGGTAGTGGAGTTACCGTCCATCATCTCTCGGCGCATGCCCCTAACTGGGGCTGCAGGTACGCTAGCAGGTCGAAATCCCTCCCCCGCCCCAGCGATCGTTTATCTGATCCAGCACCGTCATCACCCTGCTTGCCTCAGCCGGCCTAGTTTTGCCCTAAATTTTCCCCAATAAATCAATCCCCCAACGCCCGTACGCAGACCTCAGCGTGCCAACGCCTACCATTTTTTGCGCACGCTTTCGCCAAGCCTTAAACTGTATAAATATACAGCTACGCGAGAGCACCCATGCCTACAGACGAAGACGACATTCAACCCATTCGATTGGCTCTGGATGAAACACAGAAACCAACCATGGAATGGCTTATGGAAAACCTACCACTGGGCTTTCGCAGTGATCACTGCGCCGAAGCACGTACGATGCTTGGCTGGAGCATTGAAGCTTTGGCATTCCGCTCGGGCGTATCACCTGGTGCGATTAGGCGCCTGGAAAAAGGGGCCGGGCTGCGCCGCGTCACGATGCAGGCCCTCGCCTACGCCCTGGAGGCAGAAGGATTGTTTTTCCTGCCAGGGCACCAACCAATGAAGGGAGATAATTTAAGGGGCGCTACACCGTGCCCTAGGACCAGGGATGACTTTCATTTGATCGAATGATCTTCACCCAGGGGCAATCACTCAGTGAACAAGAAGCCACCGAGCAAGCCAGAAGCCCTGGCTCGCTGGAACGGATCGCTGCGCAATGAGCACCTAAGGCTGAGCAACCCCGAGGTCTACCTGCAGGTCATGCGAATGGCCACCGCCGATCTGCAGGCTCTCGAGCTGTTCGACCCGCTGGAAGTGCACGACTTAACCGAGCAAGCCCAAGCAGCCTACAGCGCTGCTCTGGAGGAGCAGTTCGCCCATGATCTGTACTGCAGAGCATCCACCTACGACGTTGTGCCGGTGGATGGGCACCGGCGAATCGGCTGCATCCGCCAGGGCAACTACTATAAGGAAAACAGAACGCAGGCATTCAGCTGCGACGGCATGGTGATCCAGGAGCCGGATCGAATTCGAGTCGTGCTGCGCACCTCAGGCGAGCTGGGGGTGATCCAGGGACTGCAGCTGGTTGGTGCCGACGGCGGGGTCTACCGCCTGGTTGAGACCGCGAGGATGATTGAAGGCAGGATGCTGCAGGGTGTTGATGACCCTGATGCATACCGCGTACTGATTGATCTGGCACAGGAAGCGTTTGAGGAGAAAGAGTGGGCGCGGTACCGCCTGTTGCGGGGCCGGGTGAGATACTCGCCATTCATATGTTGTCCGGCGTGCTGTGATTCGTTCGCTCAGCGCGAAGACTGTGAGACCTGCCATGAGCAGGGCTTCGTTGAAGTAGACTTGGCAGAACCCGAGTAAGCGGAAGAATGAACCAGTAGCGCGGGGACCAACGGAGATTCCTCTGTGACCGAAGTGCGCCGTTGCTGACGGCTGAGTAACGCCTACGGGGGATTCAGGGGGGGCCTCTTCGATTTTTTACGATCCAAATCCTAAGCTGATTTGCGAACGCAAACTACAACCCAAAATAGTTCTTTAAGATTAATTACGACCCAACTTAAAAGATTGACTACGACCACCCTCTAAGATTTAAACCCTAACTAACTTGTGACGATACGCATGCTGACCATGACCCCGATTTTACAATGGTGTATGAATCGGCCATCCGCTGGTAATTATCGAAGGGAAGTCTACCTCCTACTCGGCGAGTTGCCAGTACGGCAGGCCCTTGTAGAGGAAGGTACGAGCTCAATCGTAGCGCTCAGCGCATTCCACCCAAGAGAGATTCTCCGCGTAGATACTGGCCAGCCGCAGCCAGGCGACCGAAAGTTTCTCCTCGATGCGCAACCGCGAGGCCCGTGCTTCTAGGCCCCGCAGTGGCAGATCAGCTAGCCAATAGTAATATCCGGCCCATCTACAGTCTCAGAACTTGGATTACCAGGTGAGTAAGAGATCTTGAGTTGGTCCAAGGAGTTTTCTAATTTCTGCTTACCTTCCCCGTTCGACACCGTGGTGCCCCACCGCATTTGAGTGTACCCTTTATCGCTTGGGGTACACTGGATACTTTGGCCAGCACTAACCGGTGCGCACGTGAAAGTAATGGCCGGTTTTGCCTTCATACGTATTGGGTCCCACCACACCACGTTCGCGATCACGTTACGCGAGCCTCCGTCACTTTTCACGTCAGAAAGTGTGACACTGAACTCCGCCGAGTCGATGGGGAAAATTGCGTTATCATTGTGCAGAACCGGGGCGCAAGTGTAGCCAACATGCTGATTAAGATTAATCTGCACTGCAGTTGGCAGTTCCAGCGTAATCCTGATGTTGTTCTGATTGAAGAGGGTGAAGATTTCAGTTACCGGTGATGCGTCTCGATTTGAAAATCGTTCTTCGGCGATCTTAGACATTATAACTTCCCTATTTTCGCATTTCCATATGTACTGAAGTCCCGAATAAGAACTTCTCCATTTTATACGAATCCAACCTTGGATGCGTCTTGCTAGTAAAGAATGAAAAAACCCTCTTGTCAACACTTAGAAATTCCGACCTAAAATATTAAATTTAATTTGTTATTAATAACGGCATTCTTATCGCCAATAATTACAGAATATCTATTTTTAATGGCGCTTACGTAGTTACTAGGCTAGTGAACTGAAATAGGAAATTAAGGAAGATCGCTCTTGGTCTACTTGACAAGCCACGGACGCAGCTTTCCATAGGTAAAAAACAGCCAGGTTTTTACTGTAAACACAAACAGGCTTTAGGCTGCCGCGCTTTACGCACGGAGCAGGTTTCTCGGCTTGACTCTCAGGAAGGGGCTGCGAGCTCGGCGGACCAGTTGGATGTTGACGCATCCTGCTGGTCCGCTCCTTTTCACTTCAGCGCGTGATAGCGCGCACGTAGGCCTGACAGGCCTTGAGGGCGATCAATCCTTTGTCGCCTCGATCGGTGATGCTGATAATTCGTTGAGCATGTCTTGGGTCAAGGTTGGCTCGAACGGCGCCATGAACCACGCCGGTGCCGCTGGTGGTGGCTGGCACCCCACAGTCACCACCCTGGGCGGTGGCATCGAGTAGGACTGACAACCGCAGATCAGCAGTAGCAAGGCGGTCACGCAAGCGAGCCTGAGTCTGTTGGGCATCGAGCAGCTCCTGGTAGTGGGTTTGATCATTCGCCTGCAGGCGATCCTCCAGCGACCGACGCTGGGTTTGCTCCTGGCCGAGCCGATTGATCGCGGCGGTCGCGGCGTCTTCTCGCTCCCTCTGATGGTCAGTGTTCTGCAGGGCCAGCGCCTTCTCGTAGCTGTTTGCCTGCCAGACCCAGGCAGCACCGCCGCCCAGGGCAAGCCCCAGCAGCAGCGCCAGGGCCAGCAGTTGCCAATTCAGGCCCTTCACTGCAGCACCTTCAAGGCGCGCTCATACAGCTCTTCACGATCCGCCAGACCGTTGGTACCGCCGTTGATTTTCTTGGTGATGGCGAGAAAGTCGCCCTTGTCGGCCAGGGAGTTGAGCCCCGCCCGTTGCCAGTACCAGCCCGCCGACATCGCGGCATAGACCGGCTGCTCGAGCAGCTCAGGGGTGTTGAGCAATCTGCTGTCGCCGAACAGGGCTTCGCTGCAGGCTTGGTAGTTGGCACGCCCAGTGACCTGAATCAGCCCACGGCCGCGATACTTCTGGCCGTCGCCGTCAGCCTCTGGCGTGTTGCCCAGGCGCTGGGCCAGCCTGCCGGTGTCGTACTTCGCCAGGTAGGTGTCACCACCCAGCTCACGGACGTAGCGCAGCTGGCCAGACTCATGGCCGATCTGGGCAATGAACGCGGCCATGCGCAGGCGCGTGATGATGGCGTACTTGCCCATGGTGGCATTGAGGCCAGGAACAAAAACGCCGGCTTGTTTGCCGGCGTTGGGAAGGATCTGCAGCAGCTGCTGCGCGGTAATAGACATAGGTGGTTCTCCAGTAATGGCCACGTCAGGCCGATGGGGACAGCTCGACCACTTTCAGTGGCTTGGTTTCTTTCTTTTTCTTGCCTTTGGCCTTGGCCTTGCCCTTCTTGCCGCCGTTGCACTCGACCGTGGTGCTCCAGCCAGACTGGGTGAACACCTGCTCCACCGAGTCCACCAAGTACTCGCCATCAAGACCGCCCTTGAAGCCCTGGGCACTGATCATCCGCTCGGCAAACAAGTCAGCCCGCCCGGGCATCTCCAGACGCACACCGGCGGTGCTGCGGTTGAACGCGGCCAACCGGGCCTTTGCGGCTTGCTCGGCGGCGCTCTTGTTCGGGTAGATGTGTCGATCGGTGTGCACCGGCGGCAGGCCGTCGGGAACCTCATCGTTGCCCAGTTCGACCACCTTCAACTCCCCGCTCTTTTTGTCCTGGTGCTTGGCCTGCACCGCCTTCTGGGTCGACTTGTCACCCAGGCGAAACTGGTAGCGGCTGACGTCATGCCGGGTGATGGTGACCGTGCCCAGGGCCTTGCCGCTCGCGCTTTTCCCGGCCTGGCGCGGCAATACCAGCAACTTGCCGTCGCCGACCTTGGCGGTGCAGTCGTACTGCTTGGCCAGGCGGGTGATGAAGTTGAAGTCCGACTCGTTGAACTGGTCGACGCGTGGCACCTTGGTGGTCACCGGGCACACCGGCTGCCACCCGTTGCGTGCGGCCACGTCGCGGACAATCTGCTGCAGCGGCACGTCTTCCCAACTGCCGCTGCGCGTGGTCTTGCCGCTACCGCGCATGTCGCTGGCCTTGCCGCGTATGACCAAGGAATCCGGCGGGCCGGACAGCTCGACCTCATCCACGGTGTACCGTCCCAACCGGGCGAGCGCCTGGCCCGCGTAGCCCAGGAACACCTCGATGTGAGCACCGCGCGTAGGCAACGCCACTGCTTGATCGCGGTCATCAATGCGTAGCTCGAAGTCGTCTGACTCCATGGCGGGTTTATCCGTGGTGCGCAGCATCAGCAGCCGGTCATTGATCAACGCGGTAATGTCCTTGCCGTCAGCGACAAGGCGAAAAACTGGTTGCATGATTCCCTCTCCAGACATGCAAAACCCCGCACAGGGCGGGGTTTCGTTGGTAACAAGGTAAAGCCGATCAATCCCAGAGCCGCAGCAGCGCCTCGGTTGTGGTCGGCAGATCCGGCAGCACGATCAATACCCCGGTACGGTAGGGTTGCGGCTCGTCGGCCAACCCCTGGTTTGCATTGAGCACCGCCTCGACTGCGCCATTGAGGTGGCCGTAGTGGTGCTGACAGAGGGTGTCGAGCAGATCCCCGTCAGACGTTCTGCATGTCATCGCCATAGCTCACGAACTCCAGGCTGAAGGTTTGTTTACGCGGGATCCCGCCTGCCAGCAGGTTGCTCTGCTCTTCGTCCAGGCTGAGCAGGCACCAGTTGCCCAGCACTTCGCCGTACCCGGTGGTCAGGCTCAACGGCTGCAGGCGCCGACCGATAGTGCGCAAGGTGTCGAGCTGTTTGAGGCCACCCTTGTGCCCTGGGAAGATCGCGCCCTTGAGGCTGAGCTTGTCCTCCCCCTGGCCGATGGCCTGCTGGGCAATGCTGCGGCTCAGGCGCTCCTGGCCCGCCCAACGGAACGCGGTCTGCCGGCGCAGTTCATCGAACGCGGCGGTGTCGAGGTTGAAGAAGTACGGCTGTGCATTGGTCTGCAGCGGCTGCAGGATCAGCAGGTGCGGGAATGGCTTCACGGCCTCGGCCGCCGGAGTGGTTGACGGAGCCAGCGCAGCCGTGGGCATGATGTTGCCCAGGGACGGGCTGACCTTTCCGGCCAGTCGATTGATTTCCGCACCCGCTTTGCCCGCCTGCTCCTTGAGTGTGCCCATCCGTTCCTGGATCTGGGCGGCCGCTGCAGTGGCCTGGCCGTACTTGGCCGCGACCTCGCCAACCTTGGACTGGGCAGCGTTGATGCCGCGCATGGTGCGCTGCAGCTTCTCGCCCAGGGCAGGACCGATGAACGGAATATTTTCCAGCTCGGACGCCGCCCCGGTCATGTCGCTGATCGCGCCGTTGAGCGGGCCCAGCATGCCATCCAAGTTGCGCCGCCCAGCCTCTCCCGCCGCGACCAGGGACTTCAGCCCCGATTGCATTTGCTCCATGTAAGGCATGGCACCTCCTTATACGTGGGGTTCGTCGGACAACTGCCGGTTCGCGGCATTACGGCTGTATTCATCGAACAACCGCCGCAGGTGCGGGTCCAGGTCGCGAGCAAATTGAGCCGGGTCCTTCACATCGCCCTGTACGGTCAACTGCACACTCGGCGAGAAACTAAACTGCTGATCGACCTTTTGCGGCGCCTGCTTGGCAGGTTCTACTACCTTGGCAATAGCCGCTGTCGCGGCCGGAGGCGGCGTTGCCTCGGCCATGGCCCGCACAGCATCGCCGGGCACCGCCGCCTTGTCGGGACCATCCTGTTTGGCGACAGCCTCTTCCTTGTCTTCACCAAAGAATGATTTGCCCAACATGCCGCCCAGGCTCTCTCCGCCCATCCCGCCCAGGAACGCGCCAATAGCACCACCGATCAGCGTGCCAACGACCGGCACCACCGAGCCAATGGCCGCACCGGCGGCAGCACCGGCCATCGTCCCGGCCAGGCCACCGGCTGCGCTGCCATAGCCCTCGGCCTTTTCATCCTGGGTCGTCGCGTTCTGGTAGGTGTTCATGATGCCGATACCCGCGTCCAGCACTGCAGCGCCGGGCACGGCCTTAGTGGCCTTGAGGACGGGACTGAGCTTGCCAGCGGTTCCCGCAAGGCGCGTCATCAAGCCACCCGCCGCTGCAGGAGCTGGCACCGGGGTGGGTGGCCTTGGGACGCGGGGTGGTCGGGGGGCAGCCGACCGCGAGCCGTTGCGACCGCCACCCGAACCGCCCCCACCACCTTGCCCGGAGCGCCTGCGCGACGAGCCACCGCGTCGACGACGCGATCTGCCACCCTCACCGGCACCGCCTCCGCCGATTGCACTGGCGTTGACCACGAAGACCTTCTGCGGCTCGTTGCTTTCGCCCCCTTCAGCGCCGCCACCGTCTTCGTCATTGCTTGCGCGAAACAGGTCGAGCACCTTCAGGCCGGTATCGATGGGGTCGAACTCCTTGCTTTCACCGCCCTCCCCCGCCTCGTCGCCTTCGCCTTTGTCGCCCGCCAAAGCCTTGAGCCCTGTTTCCAGTAGACCAATGGCGATATCGCGCTTGCCAGCGGGCTTGTCATCCTCGCCACCGTCCTCGGCGTTGGTAACAAACACTTTCTGCACCTTTTCGGTACCGCCGCCCAACGAGCCGCGTGCAACGTTGAGCAACCCCTTGCCGAACTTGAACGCGCTGAAGGCCGACTTGAGCGCGACAAAGCCTGCGCCCAGCGCTACCACACCAGCGATCAACGGCTTGGCGTTATCCGAAAGCCCAGTGAACCCCTGAGCAGTGGCAGTGATCGCTTTGGCGACACCATCGGTCATCGGCCGAATGGCATCACCAATACTGCGCATCGAATCGTTGACAGCCTGGTATGTCTCCGCCCAGATCTGCGACGACGTCTGCCGACGCTCGGCCAGGTTCTTGTCGAGAATGCCCGACGCGTTCTGCGAGTCCTTCTTCAGTTGGTCATACAGCCCACGGTTGGCCGCGTAGGCCGTGAGCGCCGCCTTGACCTGCATGTCAGCGAAAATATCGCCAGTACGCAGGGACTGCTCCAGGGCGTTGAGCATTGCCTTGGCCTTTTCGGGGTCCGTCTCCTTGCTGATCTTGGCCTGGGCCTCGGCCATTTTCGCGGCCTTGGCCGGGTCAGTGGCCTGGATGTACTTCATCGCCAGGTCAAAGCTGGATTCCAGGGTCGACATGCCCTTTTGAATACCGGTGTTCAGGGACGCCTGATAATCAATGCCAGCATCCTTGTATGCCTTGACCACCTCCCCCGAACCGATCTTTTCCATCCAGTTCTTCAGGTTGTTAGCGGCCTCGTCCGAGCCACCGGCGGTCTTCATCTGCACCTGGAGCATCGCGCCCAGAGAGCTGACCGCATCCATGCCGGTGCTGCCGTTCTTCTCCATGCCCGCCAAGAGCTGCGGGAACCACCGTGCCATGTCGGCGGCCTCGAAGCTGCCCGCCTGCCCTTGCAGCGCAATGGCCTCCAGCGCCTGCTCCATGACCTTGGGGTCGGTGATCTTGGCGTTCTGCTGCAGCGCCTGGATCATGCTGGCCGTGTCGACGCCGCTGGCACCCTGGCCAATGGCGAACTTGGCCGCGACGGGGGCATAGTCCAAAGCCTTGTTTAAATCCATACCCGCGCCGACCAGCTGGTTGACCAGGTCAGCGACGTCATTGCGCGCCATACCAGTGTCATTGGCGGTTTGAATGACCGTGCGGGTCATCTCTGCTTCTTGCGGCTTGTTGGCGACATCAGCCTTGATCGCAATATCGCGGATGATCGCCTGATAGTCCGCGCTGATCTTGGTCGGTATCGCCACCGCACCGACACCCACCACCGCCTGGCCAACGCTCGACTTGAGCCCTGCCTTGCCCTGCTCGATCTGTTGATGCCCCTTGACCTTGAGGTCGGTGGCCCTGGCCGTACGCCCTAAGCGCTGGTACTCCTGATTCAGCCGCCCTACAGCCACGCCCTGCTTGCGCAGGGTTTCCAGGTTACGGTCCAGCTTGCGCAGCAACCCGGTGGCCGAGGCCGAGCCGCTGTCGTGCGCTCGCTTCCATTCGTCCCGCAGGCGGATCGTCTCGCCGATGGTGCTCTTGAGCACCTTGGCCTTGTTGCCCTGCTGCTCCAGTTTCTTGATATGGCCTTGGACTTCGGTGAAAGCAGACCGCATCGTCGAGCTGACGGCGCCGCCAATCACAAGCCCAAGTGACAGCTTGCTTCCCATGCTCTACCCCTTCTGCGCAGGCTCAGTCCGTGAGCCACCAGACCATGTCACTGAAAGACATGGCCATGAGTTCAGCGGCGGAAAAATGCAGCTCGGCGGCCAATCGCTTGGCCACCTGTTTCTGCACTACTGGGTCAAAGCTCGTCATCCTGCACCAGGCGAAAATAGCCCGCCTGCAGGCGGTTGTAATCCTTGATGGTCAGGCTCTCCAGGTCCTTGGTGCTGACCTCAGCCAACGACGCGAAAAGGGCCAGCTCGCGCTGTTCGTCATCGCCGCCCGAGGCTGCAGTGGCGGTACGCACGTCGCGCACCGTGGGTGCCCGCAGGTGCAGCTTGTCGACCTGCAGGCCATTGGCCTCGGTCGGTTTGCTCAGAGTGATCTGCACGCCATCGGTACGCAGCACCATCCAGGCCGGGTTTTTGGTTACCTTGCTCATCGGTTGTACTCCTTACAGGCCCAGGGCCGAACGTTGGGCGGCGAGCTGGTCGACACCGTTGATGACGCGTTTCATGCCAAGCGGATCGATCTCGTAGACCAGGCGACCGTCGACCTCCAGCTTGTAATAGGTGACCGCGACGTTGTGCTTGATCTCGGCCTTATCGCCGGGCTTCCAGTCGCCCATGTCGACCTCTTTCAGCGCACCGCGCAGGGTCACCACCACCGGGGTCACCCGGCCTTTCAGGCCCTTGAAGGCCCCCCGGAAAGTGCCGTTAAAGGCGGTGCCGTCCGCCAGGCCGAAGAACTTCAGCGACTCGCGGCGCACGCCGGTAGTAACAAAACCGGCCTCCTGCTTTTCCATCCCCTGGTCCAGCTCGATGGCCATATCCATGCCGCCGGCGCGGTGCTCTTCCATCTTCAGGGTGAGCTTGGGCAGAGTCAGGCTGGGCACATCGCCTTGAAAGCTGACGCCGTCGACGAACAGGTTCAGGTTGGCCAGGGTTTCGGGAATCATTGCCATGGGTTCACCTCCTTAGGCGTTTTGGTCGAGGACTTCGGTCAGCCACTGGTTGGTGACCTCGACGCGAAAGTTCGGGTTTTCGGCGGGCGGCACGTCGGTAAAGCGGATGTTCCAATACACCTTGCCCTGCTCCAGCTGGCTGGCCGTGTTCAGCTCGGGGTCAGCGAAGACTTCAAAGTTGATGATTGCGCCCTGGGCCTTGAGGTCGCGCATGAACGCCTGCAGGCCCTCGGTCACGTCCTTGACGTAGGTTGCGGTGATCGAGCGGTCGACTGCCCATTTGTGCCCGTACAGAATCGCGTCCATGACGATGTCCATGGTCCGCACGCGGGTGACGAACGCCCACTTCGGATCACTGCTCAGCGTGCGGTTACCCCACAGGCGGTAGCCGTCATCACGGATGATGGTGGTGATGTTGGCGTTGTTGAGCAGGTTGGCCCGGCAGGTTTCGTCGCCGTCGAGGAACTCGATCGGTCGGCCGGTACCGGTGATACCGACGAACTCCTTGTTCGACGGCGAAGCCCAGAAGCCGTACTCGCTGTCGGTCCAGGCGAACAGGCCGGCGACCCAGGCCGAGGCCGGGGCATCGACCGTGGCGTCTGCAGCGGTGTCCCAGTATTTGACCCCCGGATCGACCAAGTAGGCGCGCTTGGCGCCGAAGTTCTCGGCGTAGGCAATAGCCGCCTCGTCAGTGGTGTTCGGCCCGTCGATAATGGCGATGCCGCGCAGCTTGTCCGCCAGGGCCACCAGGGCGGTACCGACGGCCTGGGTCGCGCTGTGCTTGGGCGTTACCAGCAGCCGCGGCTGTGCGTTGAACCGGCTTTTGCCATCGAGCAGCGCCTGCAGGCCGGTACGGGTACCGTCGACCAGCACACCGCCAATAATCGCCGAGGTCTGCGCGGCGGCGTCCTCGAGCTTGGCCACGCCACAAGCGACGATCACCGCCTTGGCACGGGTGTAGACGGCCTTACAGGCCTTAGTGATCGCCGAGTCGAGACCGAAGGCGGCGACCGCTTCGCGCTCACTGGTGATCAGCACCAGGTCGTTGGCTTTGGCCGTTGCGCCTGGGCCAGGGGTAAAGGTGTCGACCAGGCCAATGATCGAAGACGACGGTAAGCCGATGGTGCGCGCGCCGGTGTCGACGTTGGTTACGGTAACGCCGTGAAAGAATCCACTCATGGACATACTCCAGAAAGGCAAAGGCCCTGCAGTGCAGGGCCCTCAAGAGGTGTTGCGGGAAAGAAAAAGCCCCGACAGTGCGGGGCTCTATTGGATTTGCTCAGCCAGCCAGGGCGGCGCCGCTGGGCGCGCCACGACCTCGGGAAACACCTCGGCTTGCGGCCAACTGCGCAAGGCGCGCCGATACACCTGAAGCGCCAGGTACTGCTCAGCGCTCAGGGTGGTTTGGCCAATCTCCTGTTCGTCGCGGTGGCGGGCCACCAGGCTGTCCGTAGCGGCCAATTGCTCATCACGCCAAGCCCGCTCAATGACTGACAATTGTTCAATCGACAACGGCGGACGCTCCACGGTGATCGGCTGGCCATTGCTATCGGCGCAGAGCACCCGCCCTTGGGATTCCTCGGCGCGCACCTGGGCATACCGCTCGGCGGTGATTGCGACGCCATCGACAGGCCAGCTAGCGGCCGACTCATACTGGTCTTTCAGCTCCACCAGGTAGAACGCCAGTTCACCGGGGGAGAAAACGTGTTCACTCATAGCGTAAGCCTCAGTAACCGATAGCGAGATAGGCAATGTTTCGCGCTGCCGGCGAATGCCCGGTACCGGTGCCGTACTCAGCCTTTAGCGATACGTTCTGGCGGGTCCAGGAGATAACCCGAGCAAAGGCGTCGTCGTCACCCGTCGCACCGTTCAAGGTCGTCGGAATGACCATCAGGCAGAAGTTGGGGAAAGCGGTTTGGAACGTCGCCGGGTAGACGGTTTCGGCCTGAGCCAGCACCGTGCCGTATTGGATCATCAAGCCCGTTTGACCATCCCGCCACCAACCGCTCCCGGCGCCAAAGCTTGAGGTATTGGTAATGCCAAACACGTTACGAGCTGCTGCTGGGTTGGCCGCGCCCATCAAGGCAAACAACATAGGCCCCATGTTGTCGGTATGGATAATCTTTCCCGTTGCCCCCCAATGCAAGTCACCGGCCGCACTCATCAGCAGGTGTTTGAACACCCGCTCAGCCCAGTGAAACGTAATAGCTGGGGCAAACAAGATGTCACTTTGCGCAGCGGCCACCTTGCCCGCTTCGCGAATCTGAATGGCACCGTCTTTGTAGTCCAGCCCTGGGTTTTTCGAGTTGAACGCCGGAAATTGGTCGCTCTGGGCACGTAACCCATCGGCAATACCGTAGCCCGCTAGGGTCGTGCGTTTCGGTGACAGTTCGTCCCAATCCATCCACTGGCTTCCCCCACGACGACGCCACAAGACGCGCTGGACTGAGTAAGGGAAAAGCAGCTGGAAACCTCCACCTCCATACACTTTGTGAATGACTGCCCCCTGCAAACCTTCGGGGGAGTGCAACGTGTAGGGGGTTACATAGTAGAGGCCCGAGGGGATGGATACATCGTCCATATCCGCGATAGTGGCGCTGGAGCTGACATCACCTAAACCGAGCGAGGCCAGGACGTTTCGTACAAACGCCGAGGTCGCGATACTGGTGTCATTGTCTGCTGTAGGGGGCGTGGGGGCCCGAGGGTCACCGGTCAAGATCGGGCTGTTAAAGTCCGTTTGCTGCAGCAGGGTATTGGTGGCATCGGTCATAATGCCGCTGACACACCCTTGGGTAATTTCGACGCCAGTCCCCGTCGCCATTTTGACCGTTAGTTTGAACGGCTGATTGGTGGCGTTCCGAATGACATACAGCCCCCAGCGGGTCGGCAGGACCACCGTGCGATCCCCGGTCAAAGCCCCATGCAGGTAAATGATTGCTGAACCGGCCTGAGTGGCATTCAGCGTGATCGTGCCTGAGCCGGACACGTCCACCGCTTGCAATCCGTTGATCGCAGTCTGGACATAGGCCGTCGTGGCGAGACTGGTGTCATTGTCCCCGGCCGCAGGTGTCGGGGCCCTTGGGTCACCGGTAAAAACCGGGCTCGCCAAAGCAGCCTTGGTAGCCAGCTGGTTCAGCATGGTGGTGGCAAAGTTGGGGTCGTTGCCCATGGCGGCGGCCAGCTCACTGAGCTGGTCCATGGCCCCCGGCGCACCGTTGACCAGGGCGTCGACCGTCGCCTTGATGGCCGCGTTGGTTTCCGCCTTGGTGAAGGCATCGGCAATATTGTAGCCCGCCAGGGTGGTGGCCCTGGCCGCCTTGGCCGCCAGGGCGTTGACCATTGTCCCGGCAAAGTTCGGGTCGTTATCGATGGCTCGCGCTATCTTATCCAACTGGTTGAGCAAACCCGGCGCGCCGTTGACGATGCCGTCGACAGCGGCCTGTACTTTGGAATCACTGGCCGTCTTGGTGTAGGCATCGACGATGCCATGGCCCGCCAGGGTCGTCGGGTTGCTGCCCTCGGTCACAATCCCGCGCTCATTGATCTGGACCTTGGTGTACGTGCCGGGAACCTTGTTTTTCGGCAGTACGTTCAAGATCGACGTGTCCACATACTCACGGGTCGCGAGCACCACAGACGGGTCAATCTTCAGCTGCACATTGGCGGCGCTGGTAACGATGATGTTGAGCCGTACCACCTGGGTTTTTCCCGTGCCCTGGCTCAGCAGCGGCTTGAAGCTGGGCGCGCAGTTGGCCACCGCCACCAGGTCACCCGCCGCGTCGTACAGGCCAATTTCGCGAATCCACCAGCCGCCCACGTCAGGCGGAATCACCTGCTCAGCGATGATGATGTTCGGGTTGCCTGGATCAACCTTGACCTGATTGAGCGGTGCCCGGCGGCGCTCGTTGATCAGCTTGGTTTGCGTCGGAGACGGCACCGGGTCCGTCAGGTTGGCATCACCGACGCCCATTTGGGAAAAGGTCCAGGGCACGCCCAGGGCGCTGGCGTTGGCCTGCTTGGCCTCCCCCACGGCGGTGAGAATGGCAAAGAACTGGCTGTTCTGGTCAGTCATGAGTACACGTCCAGGGTTTCAATATGGTGCTCTCGGCCGACATGGCCATAGGTACCGCTGACCACAATGTCGCGCGGGGTCGGCGGGTACACGTCGATTTCGTCACCTTCGGCCAGGCTCATCGCCAGGCGCAGGTAACCGCTGGTAGCAAGGGTGATCGCCAGCCCGGTGAGGTGACGGCTGACCGGCTTGGCGTCATCGATCAGCCGCGTCAGCTCCTGATACATCTCCTCAGTGATGCCGGTTTCCAGCACCCCGACCTGCAGGGCAAAGGTGCCCGGCACGCCCTGGGGCACCGTCTCCCACCACTCCCGTACTTCGATCAGGTAGCCCAGCGGCTCGACCACGCGGCGCAAGGCGCCGATGGTGCCCTTGTGCGCATGCACGTAGAACGCCGAGCGGATCACCGAGCGTTTGATAGCCTCGGGCCAAGCCTCGTCCCAGCGGTCCACCGACCAGGCCCAGGCCAGTTGGTGCAGCAGGTGAGCTGGGCAGGTGTCGGGGTTGTACAGCACCCGCAACGGCACCTCGGCGACTTCGTCCGTCGCGGCCTCAATGGCGCGTTCGAGCGGGGTACTGTTGAGCGGCAGCAGGCTCTTCATCTCAACTCCCCCGCTTGACGGTGATCCCTTCACACCAGGCCGCTTGCGACTTGGTCGGGCGAATGTCGGTCCAGTTCGTCAGCTCCACCCGGCTAACCCCGGCAATGTGCAACTGGGCGTCCACGCCCGAGCGGGCGACTTCAACGGCCAGGCGCCGCCGAGGGTTGACCCAGGCCAGCAGACGGCGCTTGCACTCGGCCAACGTTGCCTCGATCTCCGGGCCGTTACCGGACATGTACACCACCGCGTCGATCCGATAGCGCAGGATCTGCGCGCCCTGCACGACCAGCCGATCTCCCACCGGGCGCACATCGTCGTCACTGAGCCGGGTCCGTACCGTCTCCAGCAGTTCGGGGCCGGGCTGGCCTTCGCCCTCCAGGCCCAGCACCGTTACCACCACCGTGGCCGGTGACGGGCTTTCGGCGGTGGCGTCGGCGACCAGGCCCGAGGCGTTGCGCGCATGCAGGATGTAGCTGTTGCGCGGCCCGGCAGTGGTCAGCCCTTCATAGACCAGCTGGATACGCTCCCGTAGAGCGTCGTCCGCTTCCAGCACCGCCGGGACCGGCGGCACAGCGGTCAAGTCCTCGGCCTGCACCACCAGCCGCTGTAACCGCACATTGGCGGCCAACTGGTCCAGGTCGCTGCCCTGGGCGTAGGCCAACAACAGCGCCTTGGCTGCGTCGTTGACCCGTGCCCGGTTTTGCAAGCGCCGGTAGGCACCAAGCTCCAGCAGCTTGGTCACCGGGTCGCTCTCCAGGTTGGCGCTCCAGTTGTCCCCCATGAACTGGCGGAAGGCTGCCAGCTCCTCTTGGTACACCGCCTCAAAATCGAGGTCCTCCAGCACTTGCGGCGCGGGCAACGCCGTCAATTCGATGGTGCTCATGCCGTCACCTCAACTATTGCGCTTTCGCCCAGGTACAGGCCGGTCAACTGCAGGGTGATCTGCCCGCCGACAACGGCGATCACCCGCACCCGCTCCAGCCTCAAACGTGGCTCCCAACGCCCCAGGGCGCGGGCCACTTCAGCCTGCACCGCGCTCTTCCAGCCCTCGTTAACCGGCAGGTCTACATAGCGGCGCAACTGGCTGCCGTACTCGGGGCGCATACGCCGACTGCCCAACGGTGTGGTCAGGATGTCCGCAATGGACTGCCGCAGATGCGCCAGACCGGAAACAGGCTGACCCGTGTGGCGATCCATTCCGATCATGGGGTTACTCCGGCTGCAGCTTCAGGTCTGGGTGTTTGCCCAAGTAGGCCTGGGCGACGGAGTCGCCTGCCTCGGCGATCACCCGCGCCCCGGTCACTGCCAGGGAGCGGCCGTCCGGCAGGATCAACACGCGGGAGGTAAAGACCGTGTCGCGGTACACCTGGGCTGCCGCTTGTGGAACGGCCAACGGGGGTTCTATCTGCTTGTTTGCTTCTTTGGCCATGATGCCTCCAGGCACAAAAAACCCGCAAAAAGCGGGCATTAAAAAACTTCGATGAATAGCTCCTATGGAAGAGCGTCAGCCAACACGTACCAGAATTTGATTTCTTACCTCGCTAACACATTCCTTCAATCGGCTTACTGTGCATCCTCTAAGGCCGTATCGGTACGCTACTTCTGTAATTGCAACACCCTCAACCAGAACAAGGCGCACCAACGTCTTCGAATCGTTGCGCCTTCCGGTTAAGGGGTGATCACCGAGATTATCTCGCCTGTTCGGGCTTAAAACCCAAGCAAGTTCAAAATCCGACGCTGTCATCTTTTCAGCCATGACTGAGTACTCAATGTTTGTGGTTGGCCGTATTGCCACCGGTGTCGATGATCTTGCCGCCGCCGTTGATGTCGCCGGTCACACTCAGCGACCCGTTGATCTGTACCTGGCCCGCCAAGGTAATGCTGGTGGCCGTCGCAGCGATTGCACCATCCGTGACTACCACCGTGCTGCCACCGACCTTGATTGTCGCGGTCCCCGTGGGCAGTTCGATGGTGTAGCTGTTGGCCTGCCAGTCGTAGACCAAGGAGCCGCCATCTTCGAAACGCCATACCTCTACGTGCTCGCGGTTGTCCGGCTGGGCACCGGCATTGCCGTACAGCCCTGGCACGAACGTACCCTGCGCCGGCTCACCGCTTGGACTGATCAAGGCGCCCTGCTCGTCCAGGCTTGGCGAGCGCCAGTGCCGAGCCTTGCCGGCGGCCTGGCTGTGCCAGCGGACCCAGGCGCTGGTCCAACCCGCACCATCAGAAACCCGCACCAGCGCGGCAGCCAGATCAACCGCCACCACCCGGCACGGAATGATCAGACCGGCCAGCATGCGGTCATGCGCTGCAACTGCGTAGCTCATTCCATGGCCTCCGGCGGTTGGTAGTTGCCTTCGCTGCCAGGGCCGGTGTTGGGGCTGAAGCCCCAGACCAGCGAGCCAGGGGGTTGGTTGGGCCACGGCCACTCTTCCTCGCCGAGGTAGATGCCCTGCGTCCACTCGACAACCCACACTGCGCAGCTGTCCAGTTCGGGTCGGGTCCAGTCCTGCGCCGAGTTCACGAACTCGGCATGGTCGACCGGCAGCCCCCACGATTGAGTGCGCAGCAGCACTGCCATTTGCGCCGCCGCAAATGCGGCTTTCTGCTGGCATTCCACATCCTCACCAGCGACGATGAAGCGCACTTCCAGGCGGGCAATCAGTGCCGTTTCCCCCGTGCCTTGATCGAGGCCGGGCTCAAAACCTGCCAACTCGATCACTGCCGCTGGCAGATCTAGGCGTTCCTTCATGTACGGCATAGTGCAAACACAAGCCAAACCAGGGATTGCCCGGTCGATATGTTCTTCGATGGCTTGATAAAACAGCTCCAGGTTGAACTCATCCTCAGACACGGGCAGATCCTCGCAGGTACTTTTGTAGTTCAAAGTTCAGCTCCTGCTCCAAAACCTTCAACAGGTGCTCATGCGCTTGCTTGGTCCAGCGCTCGAAGTGCGGGCGCACGTCATCCAGGGATATCTTGGCTTTGGCCAGCGGGTAGCGGCTGCCGTTTTCACTGATCCAACCCGAACTCGCACCACCACCGCCAGAGACTTCGCTGTCGGGGTAGTCGCTGGCCTTGAAGTGCTTGCTGGCCGTGCGGATCCAGATGTCTGGCTGACCGCCATACACTCTCCGGTAGAACGCCCCCTCATAGCGGCGCCCCGCCACCGAAACGCCCGTCCGGCTTTGCCGAGGTCGGCCAGCGCGGCTGGACTCGATCGGGTTGATACCGAACCACAGCTTGCCATGGCCGTTGCCGCCGACCGGGTAAGCTCGCAAACGCTGCCGCACCGCACCAACGGCGATTTTCTCCTGCCGACTAACGGCCCGGGCGACATGCGTTCGTAACCAGCGCAGGGTTCTGTTAATCGCCCGGCGCTGGGCGGCGGCTGCTGCCTTGGGTACTAAAGCAGCGAAGTCGGCAAACGCCTTCAGGTCCGACTGGTCGGCCTGCAGACTGATTAGGCCACTGCTCGCCGACTGCTTTTGATAGCTGCCAACGCTCATCGAACCTCCCGCAATATCAGGTTGATCCAGCCCGTACCGTCCGGCTCCCGCTTGGTGATGACATAGCGTCCACCACCATCCTCAGGAGCGAGCAGGCAGACCAGGTGCTGCCCCTCCTTGATACCGTTCGCCTCTGCGATCCGTACCGCGAAGACCGGTTCGCGCACGCCGGTGTTGATGCGGCCGATCTTGGGTTGCAGCCACGGAGCCGAGAAGAACCCCGGCACCGGCTCGTCACGCCCTTCGATCATCGCCTCATCGCCCAGAACCTCCAGTAGCTGCGCGTCCATCGCCGCCACTTGGTCACGGAAGGCCATGGTTACTCACCGTCGTCTTGTTCGTCCTTGGCGGGGAGCTTCCCGCGAGGCGCGATTTTGCCTTCACCGAGCAGCAGCTCAAGGATCTCCTTGCTGGGCGGCGCGTAGGTTTCGCCCTTTTTGTAGATCTTGCTGCCGTCCTGAACGCAACCGTCTACCACGACGTATTCGATTTTCGCCGCCATGTCACACCACCTTCGCGTAGAGGAAAGCGTTGGGTTCCAGCATGCCGGCCAGTGCAGCACTCTGCAGCTTCAACCAACGTGCGCTCGGATCTGGGGTGACCCAGCTTTTCGGGAAGCGCACCGCCTCCACCAGGCCGCTCTCGATGGCGTCGATGTCCTGAATAGCGCCATACAACATCGCGTTACGCGTCGAAGTAGCGCCAAGGATCAAACCACCGGCAGGTACCATTTGCTGTTCGTCCCCCTCATCGTCCAGGTACCACTCGTCATACACGTACAGGTCGATGCCTGGGTCGTTCAGATAGCCCAGGTAAGTCACGCCGTCGGGCAGCAGCTCCGGCTTGATCAAGCCCATATCGACGCGGCGACTGTTGAGCTGTTTCAAAACAGTTTCGTTGCGCTGGAACGCGTCCTGGGCCTCGCCGCTGAGCACCGCGACGTTGCCGGTGCGGCCGGAGTCTTTGGCTATCTGCCGCTTCCACTGCCGCAGGTTGCCGATAGGGTCAGAGTCCGAACTGTTCCAGCGCCCGGTGGCAAGGGTGACCTTGTGGCTGTCTTCCATGAGGAAGTCGATGGTGTCATCCACACCTTCGCCCACTACACGAACGCGGCCGGTGCTCAGCGCTTGAGCGCACATCCACTCTTCGCGACGAGTGATCTCTTCGTCCAGCTCGGCCAGGTCACGCCCCAGTTGCTCACCGGCACGCTCCAGAGGGGTACGGGCAGAAAAGGGATTGTCACCGGCAGCACGCTTGAGGATCTGCTCGGCACGGGTCTTACGCTTCGGCTGGATGTATGGCGGGGTGTAAGTCTCGCTGCTGAAGCCGGTACGCAGCGAGATGCTGCCCGGCAGCGAAGGGTGAACGAACGGCGCCATCGTGCGCTGGCCTTTGACGATGTCGATGGTCACCGCTTCGGTACCGAAGGTCACCGGGTTGGCACCGTTGAAAAAGGTATTCATCAGAAAACGCCGTGGCAGGCTCATCTGCTCGACGGCGTCCAGCATGGTCAGGGTGTCGAAAATATCGGTCATGGGGGCTCCGGTCAGCGAATGAAGAGGCACAGAGGTCGCAGCGCGACCTTTGCGGCGGCCAGGGTCAGGCCCTCGCCGAGAGTGAGTTGACTGCCCAGCACTTGGCCGGTCAGGCGGATCGGGGCGTTCTTGGCGCCACCCGTGGTGTCGACGTCCTGGTCGAGGATCGCAGTCGGTACCTGCGACCCGTCCTCGGCAGTAGCCTTGCTCAGCAGGTATTCCTTGGTGGCCGTGACCTGGCCCAGGACGGCGCCACAGCTCAAGGTTTGCCCTGCAGCAATGACACCGGTATCCATCGCGATGGGGAAGTCGCCCGCAGACAACTGCCGTGGCTGGTAGGTAGTGCGTTTGGGGTTGCTCATGGGTGTTGTCTCCAGTTAACGGCGCGAGGCGCCTGAAACAATGGCGCTGACGGCGGCCTTGCGTTCACCTTGTTTGCCGTCGCCGCTAGGGGTGGCTCCAGTAACGCCCTGGGCATCGCTCTTGATGCTTGCCAGCGAAATACCGCGATCCTGTGCGGCCTTGAACATCACCAGCGCGGTCGCTTCAACAGAGCTGCCGTTATCGATGGCCGCCTCGATTTCCTTCTCGAAGCCCTTGCTGGCCAGCGCGTTGATACCTTTGATCCGCTCGCGCTCTTCGGTAGCAGCCTCGGTACGGATCGAGGTGATGTCCGGCTGGTCGGCCTGGGCAATCTCGATGGTGTTGACGTCGGTACCGGCAGCCAGTGCCGCACGCAGGTCTGCCGTGGTCTTGACGGTGGTCATGGTGTGTATCCTTGTGGAGGTGATGGCCGGTTTGGCCAGTTCGGTGATCAGGGCTTCCAACGAGCCCACGCGATGGGCCAGGCCGTGCTTGACGGCATCAGCGCCGACACGCAACCCGCCGTGGTCGCCCATCTCGGGGACTGTCTCGGCATCGACACCCAGGTTGCGGGCAACCTTGCTCACGAAGACATCGCCCAGGGCGTCGATGGTCTCGCCGAGCTTGCTGCGCCCTTCCTCGGTGGAGAGGTCCAGGCGCTTGTTCGGGGCGTTACGGCTGACGATCTGGTATCGCTTGCGGCCGCTGGCCGACTCGTTTTCGACAACCGCTTCGACAACGACGCCGATGCTGCCCGCCAGACTGGCCTCGTCGATGACGATTTCGCTGGCTGCCGAGGCGATCCAATAACCTGCGCTCGCCCCCGTGCCGCCGATGTACGCGACGATGCGTTTGCGGGAGCGACCGGCAAAGATCATCTCGGCCAGTTCGTTGATGCCCGACGCCACGCCACCAGGGCTGTCGATGTTGAGCACAATGGCCTTGACCTTCGGGTCATCCAAGGCGCGCTGGATATCGGTGGCCAGGACCTGGGTGCTGGTCGCGCCGCTGATCTCGGTGAACAAGTTGGCGTAGCGAAAGATCGGCCCTATGACCGGTACCACCGCCACGCCGTTGCGCAGGCTGACACTGCGGGTTTCTTCCAGCCGCTCGCCGCGCTTGGTCGCTAGTGCCACCGGATCGCCCATGCGATCAGAGATGGCCAACAGGTTGTCCAGGGCGTCGGGCAGCATCAGCCAGGGCTGCGAGGCAGCCAGCTCAAGTGCTCGCGGCATGCTTAATCCTCTTCGTTTTTGGGCTCAGGCGGGTTTTCCAACCCACCTTTGGGCAGGGCCTGCAGGTTGTGTTTGCGGCGCTGGTCGACCTCACGCACACGCTGGCGGAACACCTGCTGCCAGGGCTCACCGGTCATTGCTGCCGTTTCCAGGGTTTCGTTGCTGACGCCGATCTCGATGCGCTTGCCAGCGGCATTGGCCTCTTTGAGTTCATCGATGGCACCACGCGCCGGCCCGATCCAGATGGCCTGGCAGTACGCTTTGCGCTTGGCTGGGTCGCCGTAGCCCGGCAGATCGATCAGACCCCTGGCCACCGCTTCATCGATGACCAACTCGCGGCTGGGCTGGCAGAAGTCGCAGGCCAGCCACCAGCGGCGCAGGCTGTAGAAGCGCCAGGCCTGCAGCATCGCGGCGCGGGCAGCGCTGTAGCTGCTGCTGTAGTGCAACAGCAGCTCCTCCAATGGCAGTTCCAGGGCGGCGCCAATCTCTTTCACCACAGCGGTGAAGAACGGATCGAACTGGGCATTGGGCCGACCGGGGTTGGCCACCACCGGTTCCTCACCCACGCCGAGATCAACCACAGCGCCCTCGCCCAGGGCCAACTCTCCGTCGGTGGTGTCATCCCCGCCTGGGCTCTCTTCAGCCAAAGCCGTCATCGGCAGGTTGCCTGGCTGGAAGTCGCTGCTCTTTTTGATGAACACGGTGAACATGGCCGAGATCACCGCCGCCATAAGCTCGGCACTGGCGTAGCGCTCGAGCTTCTGCAAGGGTTCAAGCACCGGAGCCAGATAAGGCATGCCCCGCTTCTGGCCGGGCCGTTCCTTGTCCGCCATTACATGCAGCACGCGGCGGCGGCCTGTCTCAGCGCCGAACACGCTCAGCCGTTCCCAGCTCAGGGGCTTACCGGCGAGGTGTTCGCCGACATAGCCGGTGCACGCGTGATACGCCACGGGCGAACCCAGCCCGTCGAACTCGACGCCATCGACCAGGTCAACTCGGTCCATCCCGTTGTTCGGATTGCAGACCCGGTCGGATTCGATCAACTGCAAACGGGTGCTGAAGATGCAACCGGGGCGCTCCTGGTCCGGGCTGGCCACGAACACATCGCCAGCGGCCATTGACGACACCAGGACCAACGCCTGGAGCTGGTAATGGTTGAGCGTGGCCTCGGCATCGCACTCCCGTGGATCGTCGGCGTACAACGACCACAGGCGGTCAAGCTCACCGTTCAAGTCGTCCGCCGCCTCTTCGCTGATACCGAGCGCCGCATGGTCGACCTGGGCACGGCAGACCAGGCCGGTACCGACCACATTGGTCCGCAGCCGGGTGATCGCCGCACGGGCGATCAGGTGGTTGCGCATCGCATCGCGGGAGCGAGCCACCAACATCCGCCGTTCGTTCTGGTTGAAGTCACGGCGCGGGCTGCCCAAGCCTGGGAGCCAGCTGGCCATGCTACGGAGCATGCGCGAGGCACCGCGCCATCGGGTTTCGACTCCGCCACCGCCGCCCTGGGCAACGATCTGCTGGCCACCCACCGTAGCCTTGGCAAGCTTCAGGGCTTCACGCATCAGGAGGTCAGCAGCTCGCTCAGGCTTTTTGAATGGCCACATGCTCAAACCCTCACGTACGAAACGCGGTTGCGGCCACGGCGCTGGAGCGCAGCCGCCTCAGCCGCGACCTGCTCGGCGTACTGTTTCTCCAGCAGACGCAGGCTGTTGAGTTCTGCCATCTGGACCTCACGATCCGCCCGGCGCAGGCGCTGGCCGTTTTTCAGGACGGCCGAGATCGCCGCCCGAACTTCCGCAAGGCGTTGTTGTGCTTCTGTCATGGTGAACCTCGATTAGCTGACGCGGCTCCGAGTGCCACGCCCGCGAGTCACTGCGCGGCGCGGCACCGGCGCTACCGCCTGCTCAGTGTTGAAGAGGGTAGGCTGAAGCTGTTGCTGCTCCAGCTGGTCCCATTCGTGATCGCGCAGCAGGTGGGTCTTGAGGCTGCGCGCCGCGTGCAAGGCGTAAACCTCGCAGTCCAGGGCTTCGTTGCGCCGCCCTGCTTTCTTCTGCCAGACCATTTTGCTGGGCTGACGCGGGTGCGGCGCCAGCACCTCGTTGGTCACCTGCTCGTAGTAATCAGCGCGAATCTCGCTGTACCAGTGCATGCGGCCGGGCCCACTGCCCGAGAGCCGCATACGGCCATCGATCAGTGTCTTGGCCTTGTGGGTGCCAACGATGTAGACCCGCAGCCCGTACTTGGCGGCCTTGGTGTTGTCCTGGCTGGTGTCCGCTGACTGAGCCGGCTTGGTGAAGATCTCCCGGTCCCGGCTGTCGATCGATGCGCCCTTAATCGCCATGATGTTGAAGCGCTGCCGATCCCGAACGTAGGTGTAAACCGCATCGTTGGTGTTGCCGTCGGAGCTGTCGATACTCACCGCTGACACGGCCAACTGAGCGCCTCCCTCGGCGGCAATCGGCGTGGCGATGATCTTGTCCAACTCAATCCATACCGGATCGTGGGGATCGATCGGATTGCCCTCCAACTCGCCCCAGTACAGCCGCCAGGACTCTTCTCCCCTGCCCCAGCCCACGATCACCAGGGCCAGGCGGTCACCTTGAACGTCCACGCCGACGGTAACCAACAACACGCCTTTCGGCGCGGTCAACTCGGCGTAAGGTTCGGCGCGCTTCTCCAGCTCGTCCGTCTTGGGCGCATTGCTTTTGTACTCGTAGCACTCGCCCATCTGGCTGTTGGTGAACGCGATCATCGGGCCGTGGTTGCCGTTCGACGCGGCGTGTTCAGCCTGGAGCTTCTTCTCCATCAGCACTTCGAATCGAGAGCCGTGGAACGTGGCATACAGCTCATTGAGGATGTAACCCGCGATACCCCGAAACTCGGCGGTAGCCTCCCAACGGCCGTGCTGGAGGTTGGCGTTCTTCTGGTGGTCGTCCCAGATCTCGCCGCAATGAGGGCACGCGTAGTACGCCGTTTCAGGCCGACGCTTGCCATATACCTCGTGGTGATAGCTGGGATCCTCGTCGCAATGCAGGTGCTCGAAGCTCAGCGCATGCGACTGACCGCAGCCACTGCATGGCACCAGGCCAATGCGCTTGTCCGACAGCTCCAGCTCCGCGTCAATCGCCGAGAGCCCCTTGATGGTAGGCGTGCCACCGATAATGATCTTGGACCGCCGGAAGGTTTTGAGGCGCTCCTTGGCCAGCTTGATACTGTCCCCCTGCCCCCGTAGGTTGAGGTTGCAGTCATCTGGCTCTTCGACCGCGACCCGAGGCACCGGCGTGGACTTCACGCTGGAGGGGCTGTTTGATCCGACCATCTTGAGGAAGCCGCCAGGGAAGCGCTTGAAGTCCTGGCGCTGCTGCAGCTTACGGCTGCGCAGGTCGACCTTCTTACGCAAGCGCTTGGTCGCCGCGATCATCGGCTCCAGCTTTTCAGCGACGTACTGCTTGGCCGCTTCGGCCTTGGGAAACAGAATCAGGATCGGGGACGGATCAAGGTCGATCCACTTACCGATGGCGTTACCCATCACCCCTGAGGTCCAGGCCACCTGGGCGGACTTGCGACCAACGATCTCGAACACATTCGGATCGTCCAAAGCTTCCAGCGGGCCACCCGGCCAGACCAGGTGAGGCGTGACATCGAAGCGGTATTTACCAGGCTTGCCGGCCTCTTCAGTTGAGAGGTAACGGTACTTGGTGGCCCACTCGATGATGCTCATTCGTGGTGGCGGCGCCCATTTTCGGCACGCCCGGCTGATGCCCTTACTCGCCGTCTTCTTCAGAGCCCTCCTCATCGTCCGGCTCGTCAGGATCCCATTCGGGATCATCGTCATCCTCGTCATACGCGGACAACCTCCTGAGTATTAGTTCGATGGGCTCGCGGATCAGTTGGTCGTCAACTTGGACGCCGTACTGCGCGGACAAGGTTGCGGACAACTCATCCGGCAGAGTGTTGAGCAGCTCGATCTTGGCGGCGGTAATGACAGCCTCGAAGCGGGAAACCATCTCTGCCTCGATCACGACTTCGCCCAGGTCCTTGGCCAGCGCCAGCTCTTCGCGGTCGCCGCGTAGCCTGTCTAGCCGATCCCGTGTGCTTTCCTTCTTGCCGTTCAACGCAGCCTGGCGCATAAGCCACTCGATCACAGCCTGGGTGTCGTACTGGTTTTCGTTGCCGCGCCCCACGCCAAACTCGATCACCGGCATTCCGTCCTTCTGCCAGCGGCTGAGGGTGCGCTCATCTCGACCGACGATCTCACCAAGTTCGGCCTTGCTGACTGTCCTTCCCATTGCTAAGTCCTTGAAAAGACGGACATCCCTGCACACACCTCAGCTGCAGAGATTCCGCGAGTCCCCGTACCCGTGTAGGGGGCGGCCCAGGGGGAGGACCCAGAAAATCGGCAGCCCCACCCCCACCCCGCCTGGGTCACTGACCTGCACCGCCGCTCGATGGCGGCACATCGCAGACGCCCAGGCGCTTGGCGGCCCAGCGCTCGTACAACCCGATTGCCACGTCAGCACCAGCCATTGCGGTGAGGCAACCAATGGACGCCGCAGCCCAGATCGACACACCCATGGAGTACATGAGCATGATGGTCGAGAGCCCGCAGACGATGCAGGCACCCGACCGCAGGGCAATCCGGCGTACCAATCCCCAGCCTCGGGCACCGGCCTTGTCTGCCCGCCACATCTCGCCGGACACCCCGCCGACCAGGGCCAGTACGATGACCATCCAGATAGGCATATCAATCAGCGTTTGCTGCTCGCTCGTCATCGCTACTCCCCAGAATGCAAAAACCCGGCTCAATGGCCGGGTTTGGTGTGGTGTGAGAGTCGCTTTGCGCGCTCGCACGTCTCGAAGATGGGTACTTTTTACAGGTCGATTCCGGTGGCAGCAAGCGACTTTTAATGCCACCCCTGAATATGGGGTAAACGCCCTGAGAATGTCTGGCGAATGTAGGGGGAATACACCTGCCCGGCTTGCTTCTCGTTTGGTGTTGTCCCATAGGTCCCAAGGGAGTTGGTGACAGTGGGACGCTGCAACCTTCGACAATATCGGGTCTGTCCCACTGTCCTACTATTTTTACCCTTCTCTCGTGTATAGAGAGAATTTAATAACACGCTGCGCGCCATGCGCGCGTAACGTCACGCATGCGCCCTATACGTGTGCATGTGTAGGGAGGTGGGACGGTGGGACAGCCCGCGACTAACACGGGTTGCAGCAGTCCCGCCACCGGAGGGCATGGCAGGACTTTGCATTGGTGGCGGGACATAACAGAGCGAGTCATGCCGCCTTGCCCATAAGCAAGCCCTCAATGCACACATGCGCCGTATGCAGGCGCTGGTAATACGTGTCGCGACTACAGCCACAGTGCTGGTACTTCTGCGACAACAAGCTGTCTCGGTTGCAATAGTGCTCCTTGACCACAAGATATAGCTCCGGTGCCAGGTGCTTGTTGACGATGATCTCGATATCCGCTGACTCATCCAGCAGTACCCGACTCCCTCGGGTCCCGCGAATCAGTTCGCCTTTGCAGTCCATCAACAGGGCCAGCATGCTACCACCCCCTGAGCCGCCACAGAACTCCGGTGTGTGCAGCTCCTGGGCCCAAAGCTTGAGCATTTCATCGATGTGCTTGATCAAAAGCAAGCCTCCTTGACCGGTACCGACTGCTCCAGTTCGCTCGGCGTACCCCAGCCCTTGGGTTTCTGGTAAGCCCAGGGCCGGATACCACTCTTCGGCAAAGGCGGCATGCGCTTTCGCCGCCATCCCAGACGGTGCATGATCGCGCCCACGCGCATCTGCTCAGGCTTCCCCCAATGGCCGGAGTCGAGCTTCAGAGCCTGACTCAACAACTCTCCGCCAGTTGTGGTTTCGCCAATCTGCGAAGCTTCCAGCCACTCCAGAATCGGCCCTTCCCACTCATCAACGACAAAGCGTTCCTCCTGCTCTTTGGAGAACATCTCCTCCTCTTCGCGAGTCACCCACCATATGTCACCAGCCAAGTAGCAAAACATGGCCTCGGCCCATAGCTGGTCACGGACCTCGCGAAGTTTGTCGAGGTCGACCTTGATACACGCAACCGGCCAGTACCGTCGGTTCCCTGTGGCGTCCTTGAGATATTCGTCCTGGTTGGTGGTACCCACGAAAACACACTGGCGTGGCACATCGCTGGTTCTACGGCCATAGCTTTCGCGATAGGTGTCGGTAGAGGCCGAGAAGAACTGCTTGGCCTTAGTACTTTCTGCCTTGTTGAAGCTGTCTAGCTCCCCCAGTTCGACAATCCACTTACCACGAATGGCCTGGAACGCATCCTTGTCGCCGAGGGTGAACGGCGTGTCCATGAACCACTGACCGCCCAAGATGCTCATTGCCGTTGACTTACCCGCCCCCTGGGCACCTTCAAGGATCATCACCGTATCAGCCTTGCATCCTGGGCGCATGACCCTGGCCACCGCCGATATCATCCAGCGCTTGCCAACCTTGGCGCTGTAGTCGTTGAGGGTGACGCCCAGGATTTTGTGAAGCCAGACGCCGAGGCGCGGTACGCGATCCCATTCGAGCTTTGCCAGGTACTCACGGACCGGGTGGAAGGCGTTGTCATGCGCCACAACGCTGACCGCCTCGATCACATGAGTGGCTTTGACGCGCAGGTTGTACTGCTGGGCCAACCACTTCATCACCCGCGTGTCATCGATGTCGCTCCAGTCACCAGGCTCACCGCCATAGGGAGCTGCGCGAAGCTTGACGATCTTTGAACTAAAGGCGCTGTAGCCGATCACTCCGGTCCAGCGCTCGTCGTTACTCAAGATCAGCTCAACGTTCTGCATGTGCGCAATCAGGGCGCCGCTCTCGCTACGGGCCAGCATGTCTTTCCAGCCACCGGCAGCAGGAGGCTTGATCACCGCCATCACTTGGCGGCGCACAGCCTCAAGACCTTCGGCACAGTGCAGGTCGTTGAAGTCGGTCCACTTCACCTCTCGCTCACCGGAAAAGATCGGGGCGACCACTTGGCCGCCCACCACTAAGGCCGCGTTATTGGCTTTCTCTTCCCCTGGGTTCCAAGGGTCGCCATTCGGGCGTGTGGTCTTCCAGTCGTCATCGCGGCAGAGGATGATCGGCCGACCAGGGAAGCGCTCGCGCATGAGTTTGGCGACCGCGAGTAGATTTCCCGCGTCGAAAGCGACTGCCACCGCCTCCGAAGTCGCCATGTGCAGGCTTGCGCCGGTAGCGTATCCCTCACATACCAGGACCGGTTCGCCCGGCTCAGGATGGCCCCCGATCAAGTGAAATGCCCCATCCTTGGCCATGCCCGCTGGCCAATAGGATTTGTCGCGACCGGTACTCTCCTGCTTGTCTGGGTAGATCACCTGCAGGCCAACAATCTGGTCCTGAGCGTTTTGCATGGGCACCAGAAACGCACCTGTACGCGGTGCGTATCGAACCTTGAAGCCAACGATCTGCTTGCGGTCCAGATAGGTGCTACGCCCTTTCTCAGGCATCCGCTTGAACAATGCGGATGCCCGATTGGCTGCCCTGCGCGCTGCATTGGCCGCGACTTCGGCAGCACGACGCTTGGCGTCTTCCTGGCGAGCGCGCATGACCTCGCGCTCTTCAGTAGTCAGCCGCACTCCATCGGTTTTGACCTTCTGAGTTTCCCCTGTCCGCCAATCGCCGAAACTACCGAAGATCAGGGTGGTGCCCTTCTCCGTCCGGTGCTCGTGGAGCACGTACCAGCCGTTCTTTTCCTTGCCCTTGTCTTGCCGCGCCTTACAGCGGGTCAGCTTGCCGAAGGCAAGGGGCTGCTCAGGCTCGAGTCCATAATCCGCGAGCTGATCGATAACCTTATCCAGCATACCGAGCCCCCATCTTCTCGCTCAGTTCCTGACACTCTGCGCAACGAGTGCAGCCTGTGGCCGCCAGTCGGCGGGCCTCGGGAATCGGATCATCGCAATCGATGCAGTCCTTGAGAGACGCCTTCAGTGGCACCGCCTTGTGGGCAGCCAGTGCCATGTCGAGGTGCCACTGAGCGCGGTCATTTCCAATATCAGCGATGTCAGCCACGGCCAGCCCCCCGAGTGGTCTGGTTGACGTAGCGGGCGCGGTTGTACATCCCCAGCAACCCCTGAATGCCGCGAAAGACCTGGTGCTGAATTTCGGCTAACTCGTGGTCATCGACCTTGCCATCGCCAATATTGCGCGCCCAGGTTTCCGAGAGGTCGGCCACCTGCCGAAAGAAGACCGCGATACCCATGGTCAGGGTCTCGGGCATGTCTTCGGTATAGGCGCCGGAAAGCTCCTGCCAGATCGTATCGCCGACCAGGGCGTGCACCGCATCCAGGATCCGGCGATCCTTCGTCAGCTCCAGAATCTCGCCAAACTCCTGGATGTTGACCACGTGGCTGGGGTGAGTTGGTGACAGCTTGTGCTGCAGGGTGGTGGAGTTACGACCGGTGGTGGCAGCGATGGCAGCAGCACCGCCTGGATAATCACGCACAGCGTGATACAGCGCGAGATCGAGCGGCAAGATTTCCCGCTTGGCGCGCTCGACACAACTCAGAGCAGTTCGGCTCATGGCATTAATCCTTATAGGTTGCCAGTGCCAGCGGCATGTAGTGGTGGTACATTTGCCGCGTGGCTTGAAAGGGCCCAAACGCCGGGGTGGTCCACTAGACCTAACCGGCACCGTGCCGAGGCGTCGATCCGTCGACAACCTCTGGCGCAAAAGCCGCCCTATCTGTGGTGGAGAAAGGCGGCAACACCCTGGCATCCGTGCCAGGGTTACGCGGTCAAGGTAGGCGGATGCATGTGGTGTGCCCGCCTACCCTTACGCGGCCCGATAGCGCTGTGGTGGTGCTACCGGGGGAAATTAGGCGACCTTTGGGTCGCCTTTTTTCTATGCAGCTTGCACACCCCCAAGAGTCAAATCAGGCGGCGCTGACCTGCGCAGGTATGGCCAATCAATGTCGGGTCGCAACTCCTCACAGGTCACCAGTCCAGCAGTCACGCGGTCAATCGCAATAGCAAGCCCAGCACTGGCGCGACGATTGCCATACGCAACTTGCTTGAGCTGTCCGGCCGAGGTCTTACAAGCCTCCGCCAACGCCTCAACCTGAGCACTGCTCAAGCCTTTGATGTAATCGAGAAGATTCATATTCACCTCCAAATTCGAGGCGAGATTAGCAAACGCTAATCAACGTCGCAATAGCGCAACGTAATTTACATCGCGCTAACGTCACGGACATGATTTGCAGATGGATATCTATGAAAAACGCCTCATCATTCTCAAAGCCCTCATCGGCGAAAACCAGCTGAAGGACTTTGCGAGCGCTCATGCCGACGTTGACGCTTCCTACCTTTCACAAATCTTGAATGGTCATCGGACGCTGGGAGATCGCGCTGCTACCAACTTAACGAAGAAGCTGGGTATTCCTGCCGAAATACTGACCTCGGGTAGCTACACGGCAGCAGATCAAGACAGGATCACCAGGGCATGGCTTGTACTCGGGTTGAAACCCCCGGCCCTCCCTCACCCAGCTTTTTTTAATGGCTCGATCAATGAAACAGCCCAGCGAGTTGTGAATGAACGCCAGAATGCAGATCAGCTCCCTGCAGCCCCCGTTCCAGTTGTTGGCAAGGCGATTCTTGACCCCTCAGGCCACTTCAACGCCCTGGAGTTTCCATCAGAACAAGGTGAAGGCTATATCGATATAGTTAGCCCCGATGCCAGCGCATACAGTCTGAAAGTGGTTGGTAACAGCCTGCATCCTAGGATCAAAAATGGTGAATACGTACTGATCGAACCTGGCTGTCCATACCGAACGGGTGATGAAGTGCTGGTCACCACCGTAGATGGTAAAGCGATGGTTAAGGAGTACATCTACCATCGAGAGGGTCAGTACAGGTTCGATAGCATTAGCGATGGCTCCCCACCCACCTTTCTTGATGAGCGGTTCGTCGCAAAAATTCACTTCTTAGCTGCCATTCTCAAGGCTTCTAAACACCTAGATTACTAAATTTAGCATTTGCTATTGCATAATAATTTAGCTGTTGCTAATTTTGCCTCATCTCTCCACCACAGAGCTGAGGCATCACCATGCACACCACAAAAGCAACGCTGCACGTCCACCCAGCCGCGGCATCCACTTACCTGATCTTTGAAACCCGTCGGCTCGCAAGGCTGAGCGGCTGCGCGTTTGTCACTGTCAAACGTAACTCGCAGACCTGCCCTGCCCGTCCCATGGGCCCGAATGATGGGGGGCAGGCAGCATGAGCTATGCACTCCGTCAACCGTCCTTCATTCGCCTGAAGGCGCAGATGAGTCTCACCGGCCGTTTCAACCATGCGCTCTATGACAAGGTATCCCGTCGTACCGTACACGCCACAGTCGACACCGAGCGTAGCGCCCAACACCTTCACATAGTCATTCGCATGGGCTCAACGCTAAACAGTATCTGCTTGCCGTTAGACGCGAAATCGAACGCCAACCGGGTGGCCGATAACCTTGAAGCTATTGCGAACGGCAGGCTCGACACAGCTGATACCGGGATTACTCGCGAACTGCTAATCGCAGCAGCATAGGAGTGAGCCATGGAACGGACACTTGCTCAAACAGCCAAGTACTTCGGCATTAGCCGTCCAAAATTGATCGCACACATGCGTGACAAGCAGTTGATCGATGATCGCAATTTGCCCCGTTACCCAACCAGGGATCGGGAGTACCTGCGCGCAAAAGAAGGCAGCTGGTTTCATCCTGAGGTCGGCATGCAGTACAGCCAATCGACGCGGGTAAAACAGGCCGGCATCGCTTGGCTTGCCCAAGAACTGAACCTACAACTTCCGACACCACCGGAAGACTTCCGCCATGTGGCCTAGGCAATACGCCCGCCAGATCCTCGCTTTGAGAAGCCGAGAGGAGCGCAACGCTGCGCTCCTTGAGGTTCCCGAGCACTTGCGAGACCTGGTGCGGAAACACTGCGAGGTCACCTGGAGCCATCCGTCACGCCACAAGCTCAGGGAGAACCCGAAGCCTGATGAGCACTAAAACGCAAATGCCGTTGCGCCTGCCGTACGCGCCCGAGTCAACCACAGTGGAACTGCTCTATCGCACCTTTGGCGATGTGCTGATTCCATTGGACAAAGTCCGCGTGCAGTACTTCCGCAACCTCAACGAACAGTCCTTCACGGATCAACTGAACAGTGGGCGCATCCAACTGCCCGTCACCACTCTGGACAGTAGCCGCAAAGCACTGAAATTCGCCCACATCCGTCATGTGGCCGCGCTGATCGACATCCGAGCCCACCAGGCCGATGAAGAACAGGCCCGGTTAACGACTGAAGCAGAACCCAGCAGTACACCCAGCAAGGCCGCCACCACCGGACCACACACCACAAGGAGCAACATCTCATGACTCAAGAACAGATCATCGCCCTGGTCGTCATCTGCGCATTCGTTATTGGCCTATTTACCTACGCCTACATCATCGGTATGCGCCAAGGAATTGTGCGTGGAAGTGCACGCACCTTTGCCGACCAGGAGAAAACCATTAGCAAATTCGAGGCATCCCTACAGTTTCTTCGGGACGATCATGGACGCCTTGCAGCTCATTGCAAAAAGCTGCAGGACGCCAGTGCGTTCAAGGACCACCACACGCACCTACAGCAGATCGCCGAGACTTTGCGTATCGCAGCTGAGACCTTTAGCGCCTTCAAAACCGGCAAGAAACTTGAGCGGGACGCGCGAACCCTTCGCAACCACGCACTAGCCATGGCCGCCTTGATTGCCCCAATTGAACAGGAGCAAGCCGCATGAATCGCGCCCACCACCTACCCGGCTTGCTTCTCTCCGGCGTGCACTGCGCTGGAGCATGGCGCGCCGCTCACCAAGGATCGACACAGCACTTGCCTCCGGAGGAGCGCGGCACCGTACCTCAGCAGACAGATCACAAGTCCGTCACCGCGTTGCTCTGCAATGCTGCCAGCATCGACACGCTGAAGATAAAGAGTCTCTGCTGCGCAGCAGCAGGCATTATTTCTCCAGTCAGCAGCACCACTGAGGGACTGATACCCCATGGAAGGCTGCGCCAGGCAGCGCCTGCTGACACAACGCTCATCGCTTCAGATCGCCCGCACGCGCAGCCTGCCAAGGGGTATAAGCACCCGGGGAGCATCTAATGCCAACCAACCTCACAAGCGAAATACTGGCCGATGAGGAGATTGCAGCGATCACTGGCTACCTGACGCCCTCTCGCCAGATCGAATGGCTCAATCGGAATGGCTGGCAGCACGTACTCACTGCTGCCAGCCGCCCCGTGGTAGGCCGTGTCTATGCACGATTGAAGCTTGCCGGCATCAAGCCATCAGCCTCAAGTGCCGTAGCTGAAACCTGGACCTTAGATTTGGCACGAGTGAGCTGATCAATGCGCATCAAGAAAGCTGCCAACCGTGACCTGCCGCCGCGAATGCTGCGGCGGGTACGCACCCTCAAAAGCGGGGCCCAATGGGTAGGCTACTACTATGACGGTCGCGACGAGAATGGCAGACGAATCGAGATCCCGCTTGGAACAGACTTAGACGTGGCGAAAATGGAGTGGGCCAAGCTTGATCGCAAGGCCGTGCCCAAAATCGTGCGCTTGCTTGGGGATGTATTCAATCGCTATGAGCGTGATGTTATTCCCGGCAAGATGCCAAGGACCCAGAAGGACAACTTGCTGTCGCTGAAGCAACTTCGCGCTGCATTCAGCGATGCACCTATCGATGCTATCACCCCTCAGATCATCGCTCAGTACCGGGACAAACGTTCGGGCAAGGTGCGCGCCAACCGTGAGATATCCCTTCTATCACACATCTACAACATGGCCCGGGAATGGGGCATCACTGAGCGGGAGAATCCTGCAGCCGGCGTGCGTAAAAACAAGGAAAGACCACGTGACTTCTATGCAAGTCCAGAGATCTGGAATGCAGTTTATTCATGCGCTGTATCTGAGCTTCGGGATGCGATGGATTTGGCATACCTAACCGGACAAAGGCCAGCTGATGTGCTCTCTATGCGAGCAACCGATTGCGTCGACGGCCATCTCCAAGTGGCTCAGGGTAAGACATCCAAAAAGTTGCGAATACAACTAGAAACAAACGGTCAGACAAATGAGCTTGGACGACTTGTCGAACGCCTTTTAAAGCAGCGTAAGGAACGGGGCGCCCGCAACCCCTACTTGATCATCACCGGCGAAGGTAGAAATGTCAGTGCATCTATGCTGAGGCTCCGTTTTGACGACGCAAGGAAATTCGCAACCCATAACGCACGCGACGGAAAAGATGAACTACTGGCAGAAGAAATTCGAAAATTTCAGTTTCGAGACATTCGACCAAAGGCAGCTAGCGAAATTGGAGACCTAACCCATGCAAGCCGCCTTCTCGGACATACAGACAAAAGAATTACAGAGACCGTCTACCGTAGGATTGGAGAATCGGTGAAACCAACTCGATAGGGAAAAATAATTGCATTGCCGCTAAAGTTACAGCGGCAATGCATGAGAAGAAATTAGAAAACAATATTTACTATATCAGCCCCGGCATTTAACCCGCCCCGATAATCGCTACCAGTTTTGGGCAGCACATATGTGTAACGCTCGTCATCTTGATACGTCAATTTCCAATGCTTGCCTTCGCTCGTTAGCGAGAAGCCGAGCTCCTCGAATACATCCCTTACCTTTTTATTCATTTCACGGTAGCCTCGCAATACATCCTTCAAAGAGCGAGACTTCTCCTCACGCACCCCGTTAGACTCATTGCTATCAAGTATAGACTTTAACAAATGCTCACGCCTAGATCCTGGTCGGGCACTCTTCTTCAGGTAATCATCTAGCGCATCCAAGATTACGGAGAGTATTTCGCCCTCAAAGTAATCATCCTCATCCCCCGAGTCGATGAGAATACCACCTTGAACAGGGCGCATAGATTCCGAGTAACGAATGAGACTATTTAACCGCTCTATTTCTTTGCTCAATGCAGTGATAGTAGCATTAGTGTCAGCCTCATAGAGTGCTAGAACTTCATTTGCATCCTGCGCCGAAGCCCCCTCTTTCCGCAAATGCTCAATAGCAATTCTATTTTTTACGTGACCAACTTCATCCCAACTACACTTAACAGGTGGGATTAAAAAAGAAAGCGCTTCAGAGACCGTCTCGAAAATTTTATCTTCGAACACTTTTGCCTCATTTAGCCCCCTTCGACATAATGAAACTCCAGTGCCATTAGGCCAGTATATCCCAACAGCCCCACCATATACATTTCGAGAGAAAACATCACGTCTGATACTATGCGAGAAATCTCTGCTTGGCTCCACCATGACATGAGCCATGCCGCAAAGCTTGCGAGCCAATCTATCAGGGATAAGTGCGTGCCGATCACTTAAATTGGCACTGACATAAACAACAGGAAGCAAGCTTATATTATCGCCAACGATTACGCGCTTGGCAATCTCCCGACACGTCGCATCATCTTTAAGCCAAATCGGATGTATACTGATAGGAAAATCACCATCATCACCTCCACCAAAACGATCTATGAGACGAATAGCGATTAATGACTTCCTTAACCTTACACCCTCAATAGATGTAGTTGAAGCAGTTTCAGTAACAACACTAGATATGACGCTTACCCAGAAGATCTTATCGCATTTGCGCGCCGAAACCTCAGTAATATATTTTACGGCCCCATCTGACTTAGAATAGCGAAGCGAAGAAATATAAAGATCCTTCGATTCAGAGAACGAATACTCAATAAGTTCTCTGCCTTTTTGCCGAGAAAATTCGATAGTCGAATTAAATCCAGCAAACTCCTCCTGGGCAAAAAAAGTATGAGGGGAGTCAAGAATCCAGTTAATGCATTCCTGAAAGAAATCTTGGATTTTTGTCTCTGCACTTAATGGGAAATAAGACTTGATATTTTTCACCAGGACCCACCAAAACTGACGATTGGATCCGAACGATATCAATTTGACACTACAGCTGTCTAGCGCTGACAGCTAAGCAGTATGATGAGAGGTATAGATTATACAAGAGAACCGAGAGCAGAGGCTGGAGTGGTGCCAGCCTCGGAAGCAAGCCCTACCAAAGGCCCGAATCAAAAAATTGAATTGCTCATACCTCTTCGACCAAGAGTCTGTACTTATCTGATTGAAAAGGCACGAACCCCTGCGGCCAAGGTGTAACCGACTCGCAAAGAACCCGATACTGCTCTGGAGCAGTACAATTCACTTTCACGACACTCACTCGAGTAACCAAGTTAGGAGAGTCCATACCACAAGCCCTGTTCAGCCTAATCAGGTCTTCATTCAGGTAGTGGGGATAATAACCGATTGAGTTATTAGTTGCAGAATTAATGACAATCACGGCATTGGGATCTGCACTATTATTCGGCTGCAGAACACAAGAAAGTTTTGCGCCCCGCACAAGGCTCAGTACTTCAAGCTTTACATCATCAGAAAGATACGCAATCCCACTGATGAAAAATTTTAACCTATACTCACCAGCCTCAGTTCTCTCTGGGACTTTTACAATCCTGAAGTTATCTGTCTTCCTAGACCCACCTGACGCACTTAAGATCTCAATCGGCTTACTTTCACCTGGGAGCATATCCAACCAGGTTAACATTGAGTAATATTCCGGCCGACGCTCTGGAAGCAGTCTGTTTTGAAAAAATGGAAATAACTCGCTGGACGAATACTCTTTATTTAACTGATCCATTCGTGGAAAGCCAACGAACCTTTCGTTAAGAGCGCCTCGAGTATAAGAAAACTTAAAAAAACCATCGATTTCCGCTAGCTTTGCTACCGGCTCCCACATCGTAGTTCCTGGATCTTGCCAAACAACAAATGCACTACTCATAATTTTTCATCTGCCACTTTCTGAATGCTGGTTCTAAACTCTCCTCAAAGAAAGGTATTAGCGCCATCATATTCGACTTGTTACAAACAAGCATTTCAAGGGCAAACTTTTTCGACACATCGCTCATGACTTCCGTAGGCACTTTGTTGATAATAGCTTGCATTTCCTCCAACGTCAACTTCCCAAGGTGCTCAAGCCAACTCAGAGCTGCAGCTGGAGTCAGCACACCGAAGAACTGAAATGCCTTGAGAGTCCTAAGTCGCACCCCACGCAAATAGAAGTAAGACTTCGCACGAAGAACATACGTGGCTACTTGCTGCCCTTTGTCACGCGATAAAAGCCTTCGTTCCTTTTCTGCATCCGACTCATTCCTGCCCAAACTAGCCGCATGATCAAAGGTCGGGGCGAGATGGCGCTTCTTCCCAGTAACAATTAGCCCCCAATTCTCGCTATGCCTATCCTGGTTCGAGATCAATGAATCAAGCATCAGATAGCCCATAAAAAAATCAGCCGCTGTTTTCACCCCCGGCAAACTATTAAACCCAACTGGCTTATAGCGAATGATCCTGCGGAGAATCGAATACACACCCAGTATATCCTGCCTTTCAGCTTTGGCTAATTCTTCCTGCATAGCAAATGAGCTATAGTTTCTCAATACTTCGTTACCAGTCACCAAATAGGCGTTATTTTTCCCAATAAAGTTTTTGGTAATCACACCCCGAGACGAGCCATTATTAGCCAAGCTATAGTCCGCACAAGGAATAGAAAGAAACTTTGCTATTTCACATGCAATTTTCTCCGCCCAATCCTCCCCTCCCCTCGAAACCAAATTATGATTGGAGTCATATGTTTCGATAGACTTAAACAAATAGTCATGTCCATCGGGCCCTGAGCACCAATATTTCGACTTTGTACCTAGCGGTTCAACCTGATCTTTTTGATACTGGGAGACATCAAATATTTCATACTTCAT